CCCCAACGGTCTGGGCGTCGGCGTGGTCGTCGATGACGGTCTGCTCATGGTCCACCACAAACGCGGCGTCTGCTGGATCCCCCTCGCCGTCATGAAGCGCCTCCCCTACTACGAGTTCGTCTGATGTCCGACCCTCGGATCCTCCCCGCCGACCGCTACCTCGCCTCCCTGCTGGGCATCAGCGACGAGGACTACGCCCTCTTCAAAGCCGAGGTCGAAAAACGCGCCGCCGAAGGCCCCCAGCCCTCGATCATCTGCGGCATCGATCCCGTGACCGCGGGCACGCTGGCCATCATCTCCCTGGTGCTGACGACAATCTCGGTCGGCCTGACCATCGCAGCGTCCTTCTTCAAGCCTCAGCCCGACGACACGCGCCCCGCCCAACTCAAGAGCCGCAACCGCGGGGGCCGCGCCCGCACCGAGAACGAACGCTTCGCCCCGCGCTACGGCTTCGACTCCGCCCAGGACATCACCACCCTCGGCGCCATCGTCCCCCTGGTCTACGCCCTGCGCGAGTCCGTCAGCGGCGTGACCTACGGCGGCGTCCGCGTCAACACCTCCCTGCTCTGGTCCCAGATCTACAGCCTGGGCGGCTCCCAAATGCTGCGGGCCATCTTCCTGATCGGCGAAGGTCCCATCGGCGCCATCGACACTCAGAACTTCGCCGCCGGTGGCAACACCCTCGCCTCCTACAACTACGGCAGCGCCACCGCCGCAGGTAGCCGCATGACGGTGTACGGGCGCTACACCGCAGCCCACGGCCTCGCCAGCCGCATCAACTCCACGCACTACGTCTTCGGCCGCAACCCGAGCACGGACAAGGGCGCCGCCAGCAGCGGCGACATCTTCCTGGTCAATGGAGCCGCCAGCTTCAGCAGCGCCAACCGCCCCAACAACCAGACCACTTTCGGCGTCTACAACCTGATCGGCAACGACTTCGGCTTCCGCCTAAACCCCACGGTCAAACCCATCGTCCAAGCCCAGCTCATCCCCGAGGGCGATGACGGTGACGCCAAAGTCAAATGCACCATTGATGACGTCGCGTGGGTGCAGAAGAAGAAGGCCCAGACCTACTTCTCATCGCGGGCAGCGATCACCAGCAGCGGCCTCGGGAGCATCGGCGGTACCACGTCCTACACGCTGTACAACAGCACAGACAAAGACACTGTCTTCAGTAGGGACGTCAAGAGCCTGACCACCCCAGGTGACTGGGAGTTTACAAAGGAAACCAGGGCGAAACAAGGCGCCGGAACCTTCGTCAAGTCGATCAACAAGGGCTTTGCTCATTACCACGACGACACCGAGGACGAGAACACAACAATCATCGGAGACCTCGAAGGTCGTATCAGCGCCAGCATCTCCGGCCCGATCACTGTTGACTCCAAGGGGAAGGGCTCGTTCAACGTCAACGTCACCTTCAACACAAACGGCCTCGAGGACAGCGATAACAATAACGACAACTTGAACCTCTATCTCCAGACGCTGAAAGCTGTCCGCTTCATCTTGAAGTGGAAGAACGACCTAACGGCCGACGACCCCGAGGACGACGTCGTGGTTCGCCTACCCCTGCAGATTCTTGTCCGTACAAAGGTCAAGCAGCAATTCACAGCCGATGGAGGAACGGTCTCGGCACCGACATTGAGTGTGACCAAAAATGGGGACGGACTTGTTACGAACGTATCCATATCTGGCGGAGGAGGCTCAATTTCAGGCTTATCCACCACGCAATCGTTCAGCACCCCTCAGTTCAAATTCAAGAAAATACCCCAGATGATCGCCAGCTCCGGCAAGGTGAACGCGGGGTCGAACGTAACCGGAACCTTCACCCTCAAGTTCAACGCCAAAAAGGCGTACATCGAGACCGCTGATGACGTAGCTGCCAGTGTCTCCGGTCGACAGAAGACCTGGGACGACAACCTCATCGAGGGCGAGCTCTACAAAATCGGATCCGGCCTAGCAATCTGCACCGACCGCACGCCAAGCGCCTTCGTGTCCGACGCGGATATCAGCTCGGGCTCAGGGAGCTCCGTCACCGCCTCATTCACCACGGTGCGCACCGGCTCCGTCACAACCAACAGCTCAAGCCAAGCGCAACTGGACGGCTGGACCTGGAACGAATCCCGGCCCTTCGTCGAATGGCGCAACGTCGCCTCAACCGACGGTCACATCCTCCGCTGCGCCATCGCCAGCATCTCGACAACCCGAGCCTGCAAGACCGTCGAGATCGGCATCCGCTCTCGGCTCGGCATCCGGGTCGGCGGCATCTGCAACTTCAAAGAGTCGCTCAGCTTCGACGACTGCGATAACCGCGCCTGCCTCGACTACAAGGACGACATCATCGAAAAAGGCAGCACTCTCAAGACAGATATACACCAGTCGAACACGATCTCTGCTCCGGTTGAGCGATACTCGTTCTTCGCCATCTATTACCGAGAAGCTGGCAGCACCAACACATTCACCAAACTTAGCAACGCCTACGGCGTCCGCGGAGCTACCCAGCAAAACGTCTTCAACTATATCCAACTGGACATGCCCTCTGTGAAGCAGTGGGAATTCCAAATCGAGCCCTACTCGAGCTATGAAGTGCGCAACGGGGGTATCGGCACGCTGTACGTGCTCGACTCTGCGTTGACCACCGCGCAAACAGTCAGCGAGGGCGGTGTCACAGCGCGTTTCACCGGCACCTCCGTTGCTCAGTCCGAAAACACCTTCTCCATCCCTGTTGGCCGACGGCGCAGTGCCAAGAACAACCTCGGCATCGCCCGCTCGGACGCACCCTACGCCAACGGCGACTTCTCCTACATCGACACCTGGGGCAAGCTCGCCGAAGCCTTCGTCTACGAGGAGATCCAGTCCTCAGCCGCCAACGGCCCCGAGCACGAGGTCGTCTACATCAACGAGATCGTCCCCAACACCACAGCGCCCCTCTACGACAACCTGGCGCTGCTCGGGGTCAACATCATGTCCTCGGTCGAGTGGCAGCAGTTCAACCAGTTCTCCTGCTACGTCACCGCGGGCAAGACCTGCCGCCGCCTGCTCAACGGTCTCAGCACCGGCTCGACGCACCTGTTCCCGGACGTCCTGCTCGACCTGCTGACGAACACCACCTACGGCGCCGGAAATCTGATCACCGACCAGATGATCGACTTCACCTCCTTCCAGGAGGCCGCTCAATGGTGCCAGGACAGTAGGTATTTCTACGACGGCGTGATCGCGGACCGCGTCAACCTTCGCCAGTGGGCCGCGGACATCGCCGCTACCCATCTGCTGATCTTCGGCGAGCGCGACGGTAAGTTCTTCCTGCGCCGGGCATTGCCCACCACCGCAGTCACGATCCGTGGCCTTTTCACCGCAGGCAATATCGCCGAGGGATCCTTCCAGCTCCAATACCTGGACCCCGAAGACCGCGACCCCATTCAGGTCTCCGTCCGTTACCGCGAAGAGCGTGCCTCCACGGACCTGACCAACCCCGGCCTCTTCCCCGTCGTCCGCGAGGTGATCGTTCGCGAAGCCTCTACCCCTGAGGGCGCCACGATGCAGTCCCTCGACATGAGCGACTACTGCACCAACCCGGCGCACGCCATCGACGCAGCGAAGTACATCATCCGGATGCGCCGGATCCCCACCCACTCGATCCGCTTCACCACAACCCACGAGGGCGTCCTCGCTCAGATGGCCCCCAGCGACTACATCCGCGTCGCCATGGATAGCACCGAGTACGACCAGTTCAACAACGGCGTCGTCACTGCCTCCGGCGCCCTTGTTTCAACCAAGTCCCTGAACGATGGCGCTTACGACGTGATCGCTTGGAACGGCGAGGCCGCCACCGCCCCCTACGACACCACCCTCGCTGTCAGCGCCAATGGCAGCCAAGCCACACCCACCGGCATCGTCTTCACCGTCAAAATCCCGAGCACGCAAGTCCGCACCTACCAGATCGAGCGCATCACGCCCAACGACGACGGCACCTTTACGATTGAGGCGGTACACATGCCCACCAACGGATCGGGTGTGCTGAACCTCGCCGAGAGCATCGAGCTCGGTGGTACAGCGTCCTCCGCCAACTGGACGATTCAAGGCTGATGGCTGTCACCTTCCCCTCCATCGAACCGACAAGCCGCAGCTTCGTCGCCCCAAAGTGGCCCACCACGGGGATCACCAGCCAGTCAGGTGTCACTACCCGACGCCTGTGGGGCAGCCACCCCTCACAAGCTCAGCTCACACTCGGCTTCTCGAACATTAGTGATGATAACGCCGCGCTAATACTTGCAGCTTATAACAACGCCAGAGGTGCGACTACAGACCTTACGCTTCCTGAAATAATTTTCCAGGGAGCGTCCAGCAATCTAACCGGCTGGCTAAATACCACACTAAGCGGCGGCGGAATCAAATGGTTTTTCTCCGAAGACCCACCAAGTATCGACAGCGTGGCTCCGGGACGCTCGTCTGTGAATCTTCGTCTGGTCGCGGAACTTAGACTGAACTGAAATTCGAGGTGGGTAGCCATGGCCGTAAAGACAGCTGCCACCGCTGAACTGCAGTTTGGCGGAGCTAGTATTGGCAAAGTGCGGGATATCAAACTCGATATCAATCGCGATGCACTAGAGACGACAGGCATCGGACAGACAGACCGTACATACGTCTACGGCGTTCGTAGCACCAGTGGTAGCGGAACACTGCTCTACGACTCAGCCGACACGGCGACTCGTGATGTGATGAACACGCTGCTCAGCGACTCCCAATCACTATCTCGGGTGAAGCTGGTGCTAGATACCGCAACAGCCCTGGGCACAATCGAGGGCGATGTCGTAGTAACCCAAGCCGGTGTCAGCGTCAGCGTTGGTGATCTAGTCAGCGTGCCCATCAGCTTCAACGTCAGCGGCAAGCCTAGTGGTGCATTCTGATGGCAGTTCTTGGTGTCGGCGGTGTTCTTGACATCAGCCGGGCGATTCCCGAGCCCGTTGCGTTGTCGTCGGCGCGCATCAACACTGGCGGCGCTACAACAACGATCTCGCTGACAAACCCCGGCTACTGGGCAGGCGACCGGATCATCATTGCCTCATCGCTTGGTGTGCCGTTCGATGTCAACGGCGATGGCTACGCCGACTGCCCAGATGGGCACGGCATCTACCGCGGCGGCACCTGGGACACAGGTGTGAGTCGAGCCTTCTACACCGGAAGCAATACAGACACGAGCCCGTTTTACCACCAGTACACAGAGACCCTGAATCTGGTCACACAGTCTGGCAATCAGCTTGTCACCCAGGCCGGTGATGCACTGATCGGCCTGTCAAGCGCAGAAGACTCTGAGGATTTCTACAACAACACCGCCAACACCGGCCTCTCCACACAAGCCGATGGCTACATGAGCCGCGACGAGCTAGACCGCATCCGGCTGTGGACCACAGAAGCAGCGGCGCATTCTGCTTTAGGCACAGAGAAAGTGACATCAAAAGTAGATTGTGGAAACTTCATCGTCACCTACTACGATGATGCCGCGCAGTACGTCACAGCGATTAACACTGCAGCCGCAACACTCAACGAGCTCACATTAATGCAGTCAGAGCAGCTACTGGCGAGTGTGATCACGTTACCCGCTGGATTCGCGGCCTCGTGCGACGACGCCAACCGCAACTGGAAGATGCAGTGCGATCTCGAGGAGTGGGCTCTGTCGATTGACGCCACGAACCTCGATACCACTGCGATCGGAGAAACCTTCGGCGAGCACGTCAAATCCCTAGTACGCGGAGCTGGCACACTCCAGTTCCATGTGGACCACAAGGTAGTCGCTGGACAAGAAGACAGCTTGAGCCTTTTACGCCTAGTTATGATGATCAACAACAAGTGCAACACCAAAGCCCGGTTCTATCTGTACAAAGACAGACCGAGCAGAGGCAGTCAACTAAGCGGATCAGCCTACTACGAATGCCAGATACTAATGACTAACTCAAAAATAAACACAAGAGCATCAGATATTACCGTTGGCACTACTGACTTCGTCGCCACTTCTGAGATCAAGATTAGTCTGCCTGGCTAGACTCAAGGCACTTAGGAACCAAGAGAGCGCGTGGCCAGTCTTGGATTTGCCGGTGACAATGGCTCGCTGAGCGACATCAACGCAACCCAGGGGGAGTTCCGCGAGCAGATTGCGGCGCTGAACGACCTGATGCGTCAGATCGCCGGCAACGCGGCCGTATCCACTGGCGATTCCACGCAGGCTGATCCGCTTAATGCGCCGTTCACGCTGTATGTCAACCCTTACACCGGAAGCGACGAATTCGTTGGCGGCGCCTACAACTCCTTCGAGAGCGGCGCGACCCAGCAGCAAATCATCGATTCCAAGCTGAAGCGCCTCGAAAAGCAGCGCCTCACCTGTGGTTTCACCCCGCAACGCCCGTTCCGCACGATCAACCGCGCCGTCATCGAGGCGGCGATCATCACCAGCAAGGACTGGTACACGATCACCGATCCGGCTGCGCACGTTGACTGCGTCAGCATCGTGCTGGCCCCCGGCGTCCACACCCTTTACAACGATCCCGGTAGTAGTAGCACAAGCCTCACGAGCTGGGGCCTGTCCAAGAGCCCAACCACTGCAGAACTGATCCAGTTCAACCCCTCCAGCGATGGGGGCGTGCTGCTGCCTCGCGGTTGCTCACTGTGCGGGGCCGACCTGCGCAAAGTCACCATCCGCCCCAACTGGGTGCCGGCCAACGAGGACGAAGCCGCGAACTACAGCAACCGCTGCGGGATGCTGAAGATCACTGGCACCGGCTACTTCTTCGGCTTCACCATCATGGACAAGGTGGGTGAAGAACGCAGCCACCACCTACTCGATGGCTTCCATTTCGCTAGCAAGACCGAACTCGATGCGTTCTACGCCAAAACCTTGAGCGCGGTTGGGGATGGTGCTGATCTCGGTTCAGCGCTGACCGTCACTCGCGGCACTGAGTATCAGATCGTCGGCCCGATCGACCAAACCCAATCGCCTGTGCCGGCCTGGGATACCACAAGCAGCGCATCGCCCTACATCTTCAACTGCTCAGTTCGCTCGAACTACGGCATCGGCGGCGCTTTCATGGATGGCGCAAAAGTCAGTGGTCTACGCAGCATGGTCTGCGCCAACTTCACGGGCGTGAGCCTGCAAAAGGACATGAGCTGCTGGCAGCGCTACAGCGCAGGCGGCTGGACCAGCACTACCTATGAGCAATATATCTCTACGCCGCCGAATGACATTCGCATGAATCCCGCTCGCATGAGCAGACATATCAGCGCAATTAATGACGCATTTATCCAAGAGGTTTCAGTTTTTGCCATCGGACAAGGCATCCATCATTTCACTGATAATGGTGGTGAAATTACAGTTACAAATAGCAATAGCAGCTTCGGTGGTTGCGCTGCACTTAGCCGAGGCTACAGAGCTTACGCCTTTCCTCAGGACAAGAACTGGACTGTCAGCAGGATTAAGGTACCCCTTAATGTAAGTGAAAAGACTGGAAACATTCGCCGTATCTTTTTGGGCGTTATCCAAGACGTAAGTGGCTCTCAGATTACGCTCTCGTCACCTCTGGCTACTGACGAAACCAGCGAAACTGTCCCGGCGCTCTTACTCTCGGAGGGCTACAGCCTAGCAAGTGGCACAAAAGTATGGGTGGAGAACCCGACCGGTGAGCACTGGCGCACGGACCTAACTGCCTCTGCCTGGACCAGTGCAAGCCCCAGCCGTATCAATATCACCTCTCAGCTTACGCAGGCTGGCACGAATGAGCCGGTAGGTATCAATCCTGAAACCCTTGAAAGTTTTGCCATTGGCAAACGAGTTTATGTCCGACGCTTGGTAGATACCCGTACACCCAACGAACGGCGTCTTTCTATCATACTAAATAACACAACCAGTGTGCGTATTCCTGAACGAAACTTTATTCTGCAGACCGACCCCACTCGTACAGGGGGTGCAACTAATCGTGAGCTAACCAAAGGCGGCTCTGAGGTTTTGGTGGTTAGCAGTACCGGTGCTGGCGCCGCTTCAAGCCCAAGCGTAGCGAAAGTTGCAGAAGTCACA